AACATTTAATTGCTCCATTCTAAAGCCTCACTTATTGTAGGGAATTCTTTCATAAAAATCTTTTTACATTTTTCGGCAATAAGCCTATGTTCTTTTTGGGTATTTTTTTCTGTTCTTAACTCAATATAATGAACCCAACTTCTTAATGATCCCTTCATATACATAGTCGTCTCTGTGCTTAATGGTAATACCATTCTCGCAACTTCTTTAGCTACTCCATTTTCAATCATTGTATCATAACAATGTTGAGATAAGGATAAGCTTTCCGCAATAAGTTCGCTTATTTTTTCATAAGCTGGATTATTTACTGATAGTAATTTTTCTCCTACTTGTCTATTTTTATCTCCTTGTAGTCTAAGTTCAATGTCTTCGTATTCTGTTGCTAAACTATATCTTTGACTAAATTCTTGAAAGCTAAACGACCTATGCCTTAAAATTTGAGCAGCGATTCCGCGACTAGTTTTAATTTCAACGCACATATCAACGAGTTCAAATGGACTCCAGTGTTTATGTTGAATCAAGAATTTTAATAATTTTGGAGCAGTTTCAGTATTCATTTGATTTGATGGATTACTAACTCTAGCACAATATGCAACTAAATCTTCTGGATTTTTTAAGCCTTTTATTTCTGGTTTTGTAATTGATATTAATTCTACGTTCATAATAATTCTCCATCATTTGCGTTTGCATCATTCAATTCGTATTGTTCTCTTTGACGCTCTGCTACATCAACAAGTGATCCTCTTTCTTCTATATTGAAATTTTGAACATTATAATTTAAGTAATTTTGCGACCATACTTCCTTTCCAGTGCAATCTAATCTTCTAACCAAGTCTTGATGACCCGCTGCATCTTTTCCTTGAAATCTTGTTTTAGTTGGAATTAATTTATGCGTTCCAAATGTTTGACCATCGAGAGTGACCTCATCTAATGTTTTTCTTCTAAAGATCGCTACAAATGAGGCGAACCATTGTAGTCTATCTGAAAGCGAAATAACAGAACTATCATCGACTACTTCTGAGCCTTTTCTATTAAAGCTTTCTCCAGTTCTATTTAATTGCATTGCTGTAATAATTGGACAATGAATCTCTTCGGAAATTCTTTTTAACTTATCAATCTTATCTCCAATTGCTTGATGCTCTGCCCAATTTTGGCCGACCTTTTCTCCAGTTAATTTAATATAATCATAAGCTATCATAGCTTGGTTTCCTCTTCCAACCTTGGAAAGATACCATCTGCGAATAATAGAGCATACTTGATCAATATTTTTATTTCCTACATGATAATGAAAGTATTCATATTTTTTAACTTTAGACCAAGCTTCTCTTACTTTCTTGGTCATTTCTTCATTTTTACGCCAATTACCAGTTTCAAGATACCAAACTGGTACTCCACTTAAAGATGCTACCATTCTTAATTGAATATCTACTGTTTGCATTTCAGTATCAAGAATAAGAGTTTTAGTTTTATTCTTTGGATTGATAGATGTTTTAAAGCAGATATCATTCAGCCATGTAGATTTACCTTGACCTGGCCTACTGGCAATCGCATAAATATTTCCATTCTTTAAGCCACCATACATTCTATTAAATTCAGAATATGGAGTTATAAGTCCAGTATCTTCTTTTGGGCTGTTGCCGATTTCTTCTACAAGATCTTCAACACCTTCAAAGATATTAATTGGAACATCATTCTCTGAATAAGAAGATATTTTTTTATTATATATTTGGTCTATTTTTCCTATAATCTCATCCAAATTATCATCTGCATTTTTTACTACATAATCTTTTAACTTATCTGCTGTTTGAGATATTTCTCTTCTTACCCTTAATTTTAATAACTCTTTGCACGACTCCATCGTTGCTTGTTCAGTAATTTGAGAGAAAGTTAAATTATCAATATAATCAAAAATATTAATATCATCTTTAAATGAGATTCCTAGATTCTTGATCCTTTCGGCAAGGAGAACCTTATCTACATTTTCGCCTTTATGTTTAATATTTTTAAATACGGAATATATCGTTGAATGAACATCGTTAAAAAAATCATTTTCAGATAAGAAAATATCTATATCTGCAAATAATTCTTGATGCTTCAACAAGCCACTTAATACGTGTCTTTCTACCTGTAAAGAATAAATCATCCTTTATATATGATACCTCAGTAAAAATTAAAAGTCAAGTGTTTTAAACTTAATCTTTGTCTTCGTCAAAATCGTCTTCTTCTTCGTTTTTTCTTGCTATTAAATCTGTTGTAGCTTCTAAATTTAATTGATCTATACTTTGGCTCCATGTGTTAATGTAATATAATAAAGCCATAGCATTTATTTGATTATCAAATTTAGTGAATACTTGCGGATCACCCTTACTTGAAAAATTAAAAAGTATATATCCTCCAAAACTGCATTCATCAATTTGTTTTAATAATGAATCTGGTATTTTAAATTTTTTCTTATTTGTCACTATTAAATTTTACACTTAAATAATTAAAACTCCGCATTTTTCTTCTATATATTGTGGTGAAAGTTTCTTTAAATCAGCTTCATATAGTTCAAGGAATTTAAATTCATTCATTTCAAGCCATTTTTCTTTTTTAACATCTCTTTTTATACTTTGAAGATATTTTAATCTAGAATTATCATGAAAAAATTCATTAAAGGATTCGTGTTGATTGCCTTGAATCTCAATCGCTATCTTTTTTGTTGCATTTAATATGTCTACCTTAAGCATTGTTCCATAAACTGGAAACTCTTCGTAAACTATATGATTTTTCCAGTATGGATAAAAGAATTGCTTAAATTTAAATTGCAATTTACTACGACTTTTACCCTCCCAGTTTATTAAATTCTTTCTTACGTTTTTATTAACGAGTGCGCCGTTAATATTTAATAATCTCATGACGCAAGAGTTTTAATGAATTTATTATAAAAATAATCTACTATTGGCTTATTCTCTTCGAGATAAGCTCTTAGATTATCAATGCCTTGATGCTGTTTCTTGAGTTCAAGATTTTGCTGTTTAAGTTCCTCTATAATCTCGTCTGAGAAAGTTACCCATGCGCCTTTAGCACTTGCGAACTCCCAAGAAAGAATTTGATCGATAACCTCATACTCTCTCCAAACTGAAGAGCCGTCCTTGCGACCATATTTAATTGGGTACTGCACTTTCGAATTAGTGGATTCATTAGTGGACTTCTTGATTGCAATTTTAACATTATGTCCAATAATTTTATTCTTAATTGGATCATATCTATCATTTGGCTTTTCAAGAATAAGGTCGTTATTAAACTTTGGTTCGAATTCAAGAATCCAATTAGCAAAATGCAATAGTGCATTACCACCAGTTGCAGTAGTTTGACGAATATCTTTATTCGCTGCATAAGGATCAAGCTTAATATCAGATCTAACTTGACTTATAAAAATTGCCATGTGACCACGTTTAGAAAGCGCGAGAGAAATTCTTTTCATTAACATCGATGAGATGACTGCTCCTCCCGCTACCTTCGTGGCTTCACTCATATTCTTTTGAGAATCTCCTTTGGTCATCAATCCGTCAACTGAATCAAGAATAAATATGTATCTCTTATTCTCATCATTAGATTGAATCAAATCTTTCATCAATTCTGAAACTGTTTCGAAAATATTACATTCAAATACAAAACAAGTTCCATCGATCCATTCTTTAGGATCTGTTACAAACTTAATTCCAGAACGCTCTTTTACTTCCTTGCTGAGTCTTCCCTCTGCTTTGAATAGCAAAGCTCTAGAGTTTTCTACTGTTTTTAAAAAATTCTTTGTTACCTCTAATGCTTCTGAAGTTTTTCCACCCTCATTCATTCCAATAAATCTATGTAATCCTGGGCACAAACCTCCACCTGTAGCTATATCCAGGTTCAAACTACCAGTTGATACTTTATAATAAACTTCATCTTCAAAATTGTAATGATCTTCTTTATTATCTTTTAAAAATGATAATAGTCTATCTGATGCACTTGGACCAGATGATTCAATAATTTCTTCTTTAGGTTTTCTTCCCATATCTTATAAATTCTAACAGAGTTTTAGGCTTTTGGCAAACTTTTTTATCTTCTGCTACTTTATTTTCTTTTAATTCTATTATATCAACACTTAAATTCATATTAAAACTTTCGTATTCCTTTAAAAGGAATGCTTTGCCTTCTGATTTTAAAAACCAAGCTAAAGATGGCGGAGGACTTCCTAAGTCTTTAAGATTATCCCAAAATTCAAAAGATTTAAATTTTTTAGTAAGTCTTTGGGCTATTTTAATTTCTCTTGCCCAATTTATATTTCCTTTGACATATTTTTTAACTATTAATTGACAGAGTTTATGATTAGTATTTTTTTGCATTAAAATTAATTAACGACACTAATAACAAGATCTATCCCATGTGTTTCTATTGTACCTAATTGACCACAAGGAAAAGCATCAAAAGCTATTGTATATCTAGGGTCTTCTTCTTTATTTGGAAGACATCCATGATTGAGAATTGAAGGAAAAAGTATTAATTTTCCCGCTTCTGGTTTAATAAGATATTTTTCTTCATGAATATATCTTAAAAAGGCTTTATCCCAAGTACTTGAACTATAAACGTAATAAGTTTCTCCTCCACCATTTTCGCTAGCTGTTGTTAAATAAAAAACTCCACTTATTACGGCCATAGGATGATTATGTTGGTGATGTTTTTCTTCTTTTTCAGATTTATTCGCCCATGAATGAACAATTTTAAAATCACATTCATAACCAGTATCAACTGAAACCTTTTGAATACATTCCATAAACCATTGATGTAGTTCGTCAAAATTGGGATTTTTAGCTAGATTTTTTTCTTCTTGTTGTTGATCTTTTCTGGAAGCATCAATAGAAATTTTATTGTGTGCATTTTTATAAAAATTTATTTTTAATACTTGCTCGTAAGCTTTATCGAATAAATCTTTTGGAGCATGAAATTCGTATATTTTTTCTTGTGAGGTTAATAGTTTTTTCATTTTAAATTATCAATGTCTGATGATACCATTTTTTCTATTAATTTGTCAAATGAAATCTTTGGCTTCCAATTAAGTTCTTCTCTTGCTTTATTTGAATTTCCTAATAATAATTCTACTTCTGCTGGTCTATAAAATTTAGGATTGACTTGAACTAAGATTTTCTTGTCATTTGATACATACATGGTATGCTCGTTTTCTCCTATCCAATTACCTTTAATTCCAGCTATATTAAAAGCTTTTTCAACGAACTCTTTAATAGTATGGGTTTCATTAGATGAAAATACATATTCTTGTGGTATTCCATTATAATTTGAATTATATTTATCTTGATTTAGCATCATCCATACGCCTTCTATAAAATCTTCTGCATCACTCCAATCTCTTTTTGCATCCACATTACCCAATTCAAGCGGTTCAAATTCTTTATTCTCTTTGATTGCATTATGAATTCTTGCTATATTTTTAGTAATTTTTCTAGTAACAAATTCTTCTCCTCGTCTTACGCCTTCGTGATTAAATAACCAACCCTGAATTGCATATAAATTATAAGAGTCTCTATAAACTTTAATGAGTTGCCTAGAAGCAGCTTTGCTTG